CAAAGGCACCATGCCATCTTCCCATGCTGCCTGCTGTGCGCGCTCATAATTACTGTAGGTGCTTCGTTCTAAGCCGCTTCCAAGCCCTAAAACCATCGGGTTGATGCCAAGGGCTGAACAGATACGCTCCTCCGGTACACGTCTCACGGAATCCAAAGCAAGCTCGGAAGGCGTAAGGCTCACCCGGTCTAACTTGTATGCGCCGGTCATTACCACGATGCCGCCTGAACCGTCCCCGGTAAGGTCTTCGTGTAGTTGTCTTTTTACCTGCCGGGCATCATCGATGCTAATGTCTACGGTTTGGTCTTTTGCATCAGGACCAACGATAAGCGATGGCATAGCCCCGTTAGCAAGCAAACCATAAGCCGTTGTACTGGCTGTATTGTCGGTAGCAATCTCACGCAGTACAGCCATGACAGGAGACCTACCCAAGCGGATATCCTGCGGGTCTCGGTTGTACCTTATGTGGATGATGTCAGAAACGGGGATGTCAAATGAGCGACCATCAGTGGTGTAAACGTAATGGGTTAGCGGGTTCGTGCCATTACCTACCGGACGTACCATGTCCTGTGGCAAGAACTGTAAAGCCGTCACTACACCACGGGTTGTGCTACGAATCTTGCGTAGGTAGGTGTTGCCAAACAATTTATAATCTTGTATGACCCAGCCCCAAAATAAGCTGCCCATAATCATTGGATCAGGTTGAGCCATGAGCTGAATAACCGGGTGGTCTTCTACCGGTTCTGCCTGCTGGCTGTCTACTGGTCGGTAGTACTTTGGTGTGGCTTGGGGATAGTTCCTAACGTACCAATCAATGGCAGATGCCACGATGCCGTTCAAGCCAAGGTCACCGGCTATGCGTGACCAGTCTTTGGTTGATCCGGGCAATGCACGGCGCAGCAAGTTTTGCAGCTGACCTGAGCCATACCCGGTTAGGTAAATGTCCCGTGACTGGCTAAGTGGCAACGGCAATGCTTGTGTCGGGTTGGCTACGGCTTTGCGTCCGAGGAATCGATCAAATATACCCATGCCCTAGTATCCCACAGAAACAAAAAAGCCCCCTAGCGGGGGCCTGTGGTGGTTTATAGGTTTAGATTGTTGATATTGCGATGCGTGCCATCTTTGCGTACTCAGGTTCTAGATCTGTTACAACTTCACCGGTCGTTACATTGACATACAACTTTGCGTTGATGATGCGTCCAGCTTTACTGTTGCTGATTCGCTCGCCGTTCAATGTAACGTTACGCAGTGAGCCGGTTTTATAGCATTCAACTTCAAGACCAAGAATGTGTTGTGGCTTGAAGTAAACCCGGTGATTCGTTCCGCCCGTCCACTCCTTGCCGCCTGCCTCTACCAACCGTGTAATAAGTTCCATTGTCATATCTCCCTGCTTGATGTCACCAATATACACTTTAGGTATATACACGTCAAGTATATAAGTAGATATATTTTAGACGGCACCCCAGCCCTTGCGTTGTCCGATTACCTGCCAAGCGTAGGCCATTGCGTCTACAACGTCATCATGCCTGCCAACTGGGAACGACAATAGTTCATCCTGCCAGTACGGTGGCAACCCGTCAGCGTGTACAACTTGCCCTTGCTCGTACCGGGCTTCCAGTGGTCCAAAGCGGGTCACTTTGTCCCGGTCTGGCCTGATGCCCCGTATCGGTAACTTAGTCCGCCTCATGAGTTCTTGTACGACAGCGGCTTGGTACTGAACCTGCTCGATGCCAATCATGGTGGGCTTCCACTTCTCGGCCATCATCTCAATGAACCTGAGCACGGATGCAAAGTCGGCACGGGTACGGTTGACATCCAATACATAAATAGTCCCGTCATCACCACGGGCTAAAGCAACCACGGCGGTATAGTCTGCCTCTGCCTTGGTACTGATGGCAAGGTCAACACCAAGGTACACCGGCAAACCTTCAGGGACATCACCGTACCGTAGCCACTCCCGCTTGATTCTTGCTCCTGCCGCATCAACGAACTCTGCTAAGTACTCTTGTCGGAAGGCTATGCTAGGCAAGGATTCACCAGCCTTGGCTACCTCAGCTGCATCTATCCAAGGGTTAGCGGTGGTCGGCATCTGCCAACTCATCCAGTCTGGATCTAAGGCAGCCATGGAGTGCAGGGTCTTGAAATAGTTACTACCCTTGGGAGTGCTCAGGAAGAAAGCATCTCCCCGGTAGTCGGTAAGCGTTGGGCGGATGGCTTCGGTCCATGCTTGCTCTAGATGCCGTGCCATCGCAGCTTCGTCGATAATCACCCGCTTGTACTTTCGACCACGGGCTACAGTACTCGGATCATCAAGCGTCCAATAGTCAATCGCCGCTCCGGTTATCAGTTCAATGCGTGGTGCAGGTGTTTGCACAGCGCGCCGGATGACAGGAGCATATATCCTCTTATGGTCGTTGTAAGCCTCTTCAAGGAGCCTGTAGGTGGGTGCAAACCAAGCACATGGTAAACCGTGCTGGAGAACCGGATCTGATAGCAGATTCCCACCAAGCGTTGTTTTTCCAAACCTGCGTCCGCAAGCAAGAACATTGAACCGCTTGGCTTCACGCAAGATCACCTGTTGGGCTTCGTGTGGCTTTGGTAAGACCAGCCGAATATCAGGCAAGAGGTTTGTCCGAATACTCCACGATCACCTTGACCGGGCTACCGTCTGCCCCGGTCTGCTCTACTCGGCTAGACCAGTCGGCCTTGTGCTTACGCTCAAGCCACCACGCTGCCGCCTGCCAAGTTGTATCAGCTGCTTTTTGAATGATAGCCACGTTACGTACCTCGGCATCTGCTTCTGCCTTTTTTATAGCGTCCGCAAATTCCGACTTGTCTCGCAACCAGTTTGCAAATGTATCTTCAGAGATTGCCGCATAAGAGCATGAAGCACGGCGTGTGTTTCCTGCCCTCAACGCTTGCGTGATACGGGTCACTGTTTCATCGTTGTACTTTGATGGTTTACCGGGCATTGCTATAACCTCCTATTTCTAACTCGTGTTCACGCTTTGCGACAACCGTAAACTCACCAAGGTAAGCGCCGAGCAGCTCTACGTCTGGACGTATGAGCGGCGCTCGCTCCATGCTTGGTTCCCACGATCCTATTGACAGGTCTTGCCGTAGCCGTACCATCTTGCCGTTTCGTAGGTCATTGACTACGGACTTCAAGAGCGTTATGCCAAGCGGGAATAGCTCACGCCTCCACAGTTCCTCCGGTGTATCGCCAGTCTTTACAAAGACGTGTTCTTGTGCAGCTAGTGGCCCACCGTCGGTTGTTTCCGATAGCCAATAAACAGACCCGCCTGTTACCTTATCGCCCATGGCTATCGTCCACTTGACTGCATCCCTACCACGGTGGTGCGGAAGTAGTGAAGGGTGGTAACCAATAGCACCAAGCCGTGACCTTAGCCGTGTCTTTTTACCAATGAAGTCGTGAGAGTGAGCGGCAACAATCAGGTCTGTGTTTGCCGGTAGTGTGAAGTGTGTTAGCGTTCCGCTTGGCATCCATGGCACACCATCATTGATAGCGCAGTTCCGCAGTCTATCGTTGCGCCCGGTACGGTCGGAAACGTAAGGGCTAGATATGCCGATAATGCGAAAGCCTTCGGCCTTTAGCATATTGTATGTGGCGGCTCCAAAAGCTTTCTGACCACACAGGAATATATTCACGCTTTATCTCCGACGTACCTGAAACCTTGAACGGATCGGAAATGTCCACCGTACCCCGTACCAATGCCGCCGCTTTTCTTTATTGTTTTTACGGAGTTTGCTTTGTTTACACCAAAAAGACTTGCACTAACACGCACCCACTTTTTATCTCGTTGGAGTGCTGAAACTAACCCCGGATGGCTTGTGTGAAACATAACGGATTTGACACGAGAACCAAAGCGCCCGTTGCCTTCGGCTTCGTGGTTACAGATCCAGTTTAGAAACTTCAATCCGACACCTGCACCTTGCCATTCGGGCATAACAACTAAACGTGATGCTCTTGAACAATCATTTTGTAATTGCGGAGCAGTTGCAATGTGGCAAACCTTCACGCCGTCAACCACACCAACGTAGTAAGTAGCACAGACCATCTTAGGCATCTTTAGATAGTGATGCGGCTCAAACGCTCCCCAGTAACTGGAGTCTGTTTTCCAAATTTGTAGTTCAAACTTTGGTCTGCGCCAAAGGCACCTCCCGGCGTATTCGCCTGTCGATGTGTCGAATACCCAATCAGGCTCGACCCAGTCAACAATATCGTAGTGGCAAGATAGCAGGACGCATTGCCCGCCGTTGCGCTTCCAACTTTTAGAGAATGCCGTTGCTCCAAACTTTGCAATCTGCCTATCTACAACAGATGTAAACTCATCGATTACAACCTGCTTGGGTTTCTCGGCTATTATCTTCGCAAGGTCTGCCCTGAACTTTTGACCGTTGCTAAGTACCTTGTATGGCCGCAACCATGTTGGTACGTCACCAAGCCCTACAGCCGCCAGTGAAGCGGTTACTTCGTTGAAGTCCCCGTCTGGTGCGATGTCATCCACAATAGGTTTGTCATCACTCCAGCCGGTAGGCTCATAAAAGTTGCCGTCCGGGAATATCTTTTTCCCCATCGACGTTTTACCGGATCCGGAAGGGCCGACAATAAGGCCAATCTTCCAGTCCATATCGTCAATAGGTAAGTCAGCAACCAAGTCAAAGTTACAACCCTTTTCGGCGTTGAATAAACTCTTGACTCGTGCTGCCCTATAGGTGTTGTAATCAGAACACCTGTTATGCACTTCAAGTTTCAAACAACCACCACCTTTACCGTGTATCCATCGGCAAGTAGCTTGTTGTAAACAACCTCCTGCTCCTGTTCAGTTTCGCAAGTAACAATCACACCGTACTGGTTACTAAACTCTTTATCTTCAAACTCAGGC